GTCAAGGCTCTTGCTGCGGTTTCTATTAGCCTGCTTGCTCTACTCCTTGCTGTTACAAATTACTTTGCCGGAAGGAACTCCTCTGCGGTTCTCAACGGAACCATAGCGGCCAACAACCTGTGGACGTGGTACGGCACTAAGAACGTGCGCGCCTCCATGTATTCCATCGCGGCAGAGCAGGGCGGGAAGAACGCCGACACCTTCGACAAGCAGGCCATCCGCCTGAAGGAAGACATGGTGGAGATCGAAGAGAAGGCCCGTGCAGCAGAGGCTGCGCGTGATGCGGCCAAGGCCAAGTCACCCTACTACTCCTACTCCAGCATGGCGCTGCAACTTGCCATCGTCCTGTCCTCTGCCGCCATTTTGGCCGTCACTCTAAGTCTGTTCTACGCTTCTATCGGCGTGGGCGCAGCCGGGGTGGTTCTGTTCCTCGTGGCTTTGGGAGTCTGATATGTTTGAAATACTTGGTGGTGGACTGCTTGGCAGTCTCTTCGGTGGCTTGTTCCGGCTTGCCCCGGAAGTCCTGAAGTTCTTGGACAAGGGCAACGAACGCAAGCACGAACTGTCGATGTTCACACTCCAGACCGATCTGGAGAAGATGCGCGGCCAGTTCAAGATGGAAGAGCGGTACGTTGACTACAGCGTCAACCAACTCGACGCCATCAAGGAAGCCTTCAAGGAGCAGGCCACGACTGCTAAGGAAGCGGGATGGTTTGTGGCGGCAGTCTCTGCCCTTGTCCGTCCCGGTATTACTTGGGCTCTGTTCTTCATGTACGCAGCGGTGAAGGCTGCGGCCATCTACATGGCATTCAAATCAGGTGGGCATTGGTCTGAGGTGATGACCCGTGTGTGGGACGCCGATGACTTCGCCATGCTAAACATGTGCCTGACATTCTGGTTCGTTGGAAGAAGCATTGAGAAGTACCAGAAGTGACCACGGAAGCCATCCGTATCGCACGGGAGACGCTGTGCAAGCCCTTTGAGGGTTATGCCAAGCGCCTGCCAAACGGCGACTGCAAAGCCTACCCCGATCCGGGCACGGGTGGGCATCCTTGGACGATTGGGTGGGGTAGTACAGGGCCGGAAGTCACGCCGGATACGGTTTGGACTGAGCAACAGGCCCAAGAATCCTTGGACAACCACTTGGTGCACTTCGCCGTTGGCGTCATCAAGCTATCGCCAATACTGATCAAACAACCCGCCAGACGCCTTGCCGCCATCATCAGTTTCGCGTATAACTGCGGGCTAGGAAACTACCGCATTTCCACGTTGAAGAAACGTGTAGACGCTCAGGACTGGGCGGGTGCGTGCGAGGAAATCGTCAAGTGGAACAAGGCCGCAGGCCGCGTATTGAGGGGGTTAACCCTTAGACGCGAAGCCGAAGCGGCACTGCTGAGATAACCATGCCGCTGAAGAAACTCACGCTCAAGCCCGGTGTCAATAAAGAAAACACCCGGTACGCCAACGAAGAAAACGGTTGGTACGAGTGCGACAAAGTCCGTTTTCGCCAAGGCACTCCCGAGAAGATTGGGGGGTGGCAGCGCATTTCCGCCAACACGTTCCTCGGTGTGTGCCGCTCCCTGTGGAATTGGGTCACGCTTGGCGGTCTTAATCTGCTTGGTGTTGGTACCAACCTGAAGTTCTACATCGAGCGCGGCGGTACGTATTACGACATCACGCCGATCCGTGCTACCACGACGCTTGGAACCAACCCATTTACAGGCAACGGCACCACGACGGTTACGGTGACTGCTTCTGCGCATGGCGCTGTGACTGGGGACTTTGTGACCTTCAGCGGCGTTACGGGCACCTACGCATCCGTGCTCAATGCGCAGTTTCAGATCACGGTTGTCAACATCAACTCCTACACGATCACGACATCGTCGATTGTTGCTGCGGGGGCCACGGGCGGCTCGGCGGTATCTGCTGCCTATCAGATTAATGTAGGCCCGGAGTTTGTGGCCCCCCTTGTTGGGTGGGGCGCGGGTACGTGGGGTGCAGGTACGTGGGGTACAGGTGGTACAAGCAACAGCTCGCTGCGGCTGTGGAGCCAATCTAACTTTGGCGAAGACTTGGTCTTTGGTCCTCGCGGTGGGGCTATGTACTACTGGGACGCTACGTCTGGTGTAAGCACCCGCGCCGTTGAACTGTCTACGCTGGCTGGCGCATCTGGTGTGCCTACGGTGCAGAACTTCATCTTTGTGTCTGACATCAACCGGTTTGTGTTCGCGTTTGGCTGCAACGACTACGGCAGTGCCGTACAAGACCCGATGCTCATTCGCTGGTCTGCGCAAGAAAGCGCCGTGAATTGGACCCCTGCGGCTACAAACCAAGCGGGTAGCCTGCGCTTGTCCCATGGATCGGAGCTTATCTCCGCCATCCAGACGCGGCAGGAATTGGTGGTGTTTACGGACTCCGCTCTTTACTCGCTTCAGTACAACGGGTCTGAGCTTGTGTGGGGGGCGCAGCTTCTGGGCGACAACCTGTCTATCGTGGGGCAGAACGCTGTAGCTGTAGGTTCGGGTGTGGTGTATTGGATGGGCGTTGACAAGTTCTACGCCTACGACGGTCGCGTGCAAACGCTGCCCTGCGACTTGCGCCGTTACGTGTTCCAAGACTTCAACCAGACGCAAGCGCAACAAGTGTTTGCTGGAACGAACGAAGGCTTTAACGAGGTCTGGTGGTTCTACTGCTCTGCCAACTCCACCACGGTAGATCGCTACGTAGTGTTCAACTACCTCGAAAAGATCTGGTATTACGGCGCGATGGCACGCACTGCGTGGCTAGATTCGGGGCTACAGGACTATCCAATTGCTGCAACGTACGCCAACAATATCGTCCAGCACGAGAACGGTGTAGACGACAACGTGACTGGCACTCCGACCGCTATCGAAGCCTATATTGAGTCCTCTGAGTTTGACATCGAGGATGGTCAGCACTTCGGCTTTGTGTGGCGTATGCTGCCTGACGTGACGTTCACTGGATCTACCGCGCAGAGTCCGTCTGCCGTCATGACCTTGATCCCGATGAAAGGATCAGGTTCGGGCTTTAACGATCCGCAGTCTGAGGGCGGGTCAAGCAGCGCAGCGGTCACGCGCACAGCCACGGTGCCGATTGAGCAGTTCACCAACATTGTTTACATCCGGGTGCGTGGGCGGCAGATGATCATGAAGATGGCGTCTACTGGACTGGGGGTTACGTGGCAGTTGGGGCATCCGCGTATTGACGTTCGCATGGACGGGAGACGCTGATGGCGTTACTGATTGAAGATGCTGTTGTCATTCCGCCGCCTAACCTGCCCCTTGCGCCGGGACAGTACGATTCGCGCTATCAGGAGCAGTTCAACAACGTCCTGCGTCTGTACTTCAACCGTTTGGACGCACTACTGAGGCAGATCGTGGCAACCACATCCCCCATCCCAATCTCTATCGGCGGCACCAACGTAGACGCCTTCGGGCGGGTGCGGGTCAGCAACCCGCTGACCTTGTTCGACTCGTCCCACCGCTATGCGGACAACAACCTGTGGGTCAACAGCATAACCGGCACCGCAGCGGCAACGTTTAACGCCAATGAAGGTCTGATGGACCTGACGGTTGGCTCGGCCAGTGGTGACCAGATCATCCGCGAGACCATCAAAGTCTTTTCGTATCAGCCGGGCAAAAGCCTGTTGGTGATGAACACGTTTGTGTTTGGCACTGCCAAGGCCAACCTACGCCAACGTGCGGGCTACTATGGTGCAGCCAACGGCCTGTACTTTGAGCGTGACGGCACCAATCTGTACTTTGTCGAGCGCAGCAGTGTTACTGGCAGTGTGGTCAACACCCGTGTGGCGCAGTCAGATTGGAACCAAGACCCACTCAACGGGACTGGCCCGTCTGGCATTACCTTGGATGCGTCCAAGGCGCAGATTCTTTACATGGACGTGGAGTGGCTTGGCTTGGGCACGGTGCGGATGGGCTTCATCATCGACGGGGTGTTTGTACCGGCGCACAACTTCAACCACGCTAACCTTATCACCACGACCTACATCACAACTGCATCGCTGCCCCTGCGGTATGAGATGACAAACACAGGCGCAACCGCTAGTGCGAGCACGCTTAAACAGGTGTGCTCGACCGTGATTTCTGAAGGCGGCTACGAGTTGCGCGGTGCGCAGTTGTCTGCCGGTAACACCATCACAAGCCCCAAAACATTGACCACTGCCGGTACGTTCTACCCCGTGGTGTCGATCCGGCTTAAGTCCACTCGGCTTGACGCCATCGCCATCTTGACGGCTATATCTATTCTGGGCATCACCAACAACGCCAACTACAAGTGGGAGGTTGTGGCATCTGGCACCACAACGGGCGGGACATGGGTCAGCGCAGGCACAAACTCCGCAGTTGAGTACAACATTACGGGAACCTCATTCTCCAGTACCGGCGGGCGCATCTTGGCAACGGGTTTCTTTCAGGGCTCCAATCAGGGTTCCAATAGCGTTGACATTTTGAAGGAAGCGTTGTTCGCTTCTCAACTGGAGCGCGATCCGTTCACCGCCACTGCGTATGAACTGACGCTTGCTTGCACGGCGGCATCCAACGGGGATCAGGTGCTTGGCTCTCTGGACTGGGAAGAGATTAGTCGATGACTGCCCCTTTCTACGACTTGACGCAATAAGATCATGGCGCGACTTCTTACCGAACAAGAGTTTGAAGACTTGTACAACAACGTCGATCCGTACTACACGGATCCGTATTACCACTATACAAACCCTGTCACCACTGCGCCCCCCGCTCAAACTGCTGCTCCGGCAGGTATTGCGTCTCTGGCGACAGCGCCTCCCGCTGCCACTGCTGCACCGTTTAATT